CTGCCGCTCTGTTGAGCGCACCTACCTTGGACAAAGGCCTCATCGAGGTTATGCCCAACGTATTGTACAAATCCGTTATCCAAAAGGTTAACACGGACGACATCTTGAAGGACGCTACTTGCGACTTCGACCCTACCTCAACCGTTACCTTGACCGAGCGTGTTTTGACCTTGGAAGAGTTCCAAGTTAACCTGCAAATGTGCAAAAAGGACTTCGAGCAAACTTGGCAAGCCGTTGAGATGGGCTATTCTGCATTCAAGAATATCCCTGCTTCTTTCACCGACTTCTTGATTGCTTACGCTGCCGAGCGTGTTTCTGCTCGTATCGAGCAAAACATCTGGGCTGGTGTTAACGCATCTTCTGGCCAGTTCGCAGGTTTCCAAACTTTGTTCGCTGCTGACAACGACGTTATCGACGTAACTGGTACTACCGTTACCGCTTCTAACGTTATCGCTGAATTGGGTAAGGTAGTAGACGCTATCCCTGCTGCTCTGTACGGTAAGCCAGACGTATACTTGTACGTTTCTCAAAACGTAGCCAAGGCCTATGTACGTGCTTTGGGTGGCTTCGCTGCTTCTGGAGTAGGTGCTAACGGTTTGGACAACAAGGGAACTATGTGGTACGGCGACCAGCCTTTGTTCTTTGACGGAATCCCCGTTGTATTGGCAGAAGGTTTGTCAAGCAACCGCATCGTTGCTGCTCAAAAGAGCAACTTGTTCTTCGGAACTGGATTGTTGAGCGACAAGAACGAAGTTCGTTTGATTGATATGGCTGACATCGATGGTTCACAGAACTTCCGCTTGGTTATGCGTATGAGCGCAGGCATCCAGTACGGTATCGGTTCCGACATCGTTTACTACGCCTAATCGTTCTAAATTTCCTTGAAGGGGGTGGTGGTGTAATAACGCCCCACCCCTTTCTTTTTTAACCTACTAAATAAAAACAAAATGGCTTGTGCACTTTCCCTTGGCCGTATCGAACCCTGCAAGGACGTTGTAGGTGGTTTGAATGCGGTTTACTTTTTGAACTACGCAAACCTGACGGTAACATACGATGCTACCAACACGGATGCTATTGACGTTCTCGGAAGCGGATTGACCGCTTACAAATACGAATTGAAAGGAACCTCGTCTTTCGAGCAGGCAATCACTTCAAGCCGTGACAACGGAACCACGTTCTTTGACCAGACCTTGAATTTGACCTTGCACAAGTTGAGCAAGCAGTCACACAAGGAAATCAAGTTGATGGCCTATGGTCGTCCGATTGTAATCGTTGAAGACCGCAATGGTAACTTCTTCGTTGCTGGTTTGGAACACGGTTGCGAGGTTACTGGTGGTACTATTGTAACTGGTGCTGCTATGGGCGATATGAGCGGTTACACCTTGGTATTGAACGGACAAGAGCCAGTTCCTGCGAACTTCTTGGACGGTACTTTGTCTGCTGCTGGTATTACTACTATCGTTGTTGGTTCCGACTTTTAATTATCTTTGACAAATGGAAAAGGCGTTGAAGATTATGAACGAGATGAACTCTCGTAAGGTAGAATTAGCAGCAATCAAGCCAGCACAAGCGTTGGTTTCATTGAAGAAGATTGATGACGAACTCCGCTCTATGGAGAGTGCCATCAACTCAGCGCAGCAGAAGTTTTTGCAGGCGTTAAAGTCAGCAGAAGCGAAAGTAGATGCAGTCGATAGCGATTTGTCTTTTACTATTGCGGACGCAAAGCAATTAGGCATTACTGACTATAACCAAATCCCAGATATGGGCGATTCCATTAAATTGATTCAGCGTTTGAGTCAAGTTATTAATGGTATGCGTAAAATGTACGGAGGACAATAAAATGAGCAAACAAACAGTTTACAACATCTTGGCTTCTAAGCCAGTTAAGGTTGAGTTGGCCTTGGTTGATGAGTTGAAGACACGGATTGCTGAATCTAAACAAGCAATAGCTTCAGTAAAACAAAGCGAGAAAGCCTTGCTTGATTTGTTTGACGCCGCTGCCAAGTTCGCAAGTGACCTACAGTCGGAGTATGGAGTCTCAATGTCTCTTAATAACGTAATTGACCGCTCTATTGAGCGTATTCAGGTTGCGGCAAAAGAGCTTGGCGTTGATTTCAATTCAATCAATGAAGTAAAACAACTCCAGTCTATTCAGCAAGAATTACTTAAATCCTTGTCAAGTGCCGATGGAACACTGAAAGCGTATCGCTCACTTTAACAAAGAAAGCAATTTCAGAAAGGCCACCTTCGGGTGGCTTTTTTGTTTGTAAGAAAAACAAAACGACTGCCTTGGGTTAATTAAAAGATGAATATCTTAACAACAAGCGCATCGTCTCAAAACCTCGTAATTATTCCGAGGTCGTTTCCTGCTTCGGTAGTTGTTAAACTCACCAACGAGTCAACGAACACCACCCAGCAACAGACGATAACTCCAACGTCCGCAAATGGCTATATGACCATCGCAGCGGCTTGGACTTTGGAGGAGGCCAACTTCTATTTGTTGGAAGTATTTAGCGGCTCGAACTTAATCTACCGAGGTCGTGTATTTTGCACCAACCAAACGAACTTCGAGAAGTACACCGTTAACTCTGGCGTGTACACGCAAGAAGCAGCGGGAGACAATACATTTGTAATTATATGAGCAACGTAAGATTTGTAGCAATGAACTCCTACGTTCGCCCCGAAATTAAAGAGGTGGCGAATAAGGGATGGGTAGAGTATGGAGACGACAACAACTACTTCCAATACCTAATTGATAGGTACAACGGAAGCCCGACCAATAACGCTATCATTAATGGCATTATTGATATGGTGTACGGCAAGGGCCTTGGAGCAACAGATGCCGCAAGAAAGCCCGACGAGTACGCTATGATGATGAGCTTATTTTCCAAGCAGACCGTTTCCCGTGTTTGCTCGGATTTTAAGATGATGGGTAACGCTGCCTTTCAAGTTATCTACAACCAAGACCATTCCAAGATTGTAAAGGTTGAGCATATCCCCGTTGAGACGCTACGAGCCGAACGTGCTAACGAGAAGGGCGATATTCCCGCTTACTACTACGCAAAGAGCTGGGATGCCGTAAAGGCACGCAAAGAGGAACCAGTGCGGATTGATGCCTTCGGAATGTCAAACAACGGCATCGAAATACTTTACATTAAGCCCTACAAGGCAGGATATTACTACTACGCACCAACCGACTACCAAGGTTCACTGCCTTATGCCGACTTGGAAGAGGAAGTAGCCAATTACCATATTAACAATATCAAGAACGGCCTTGCGCCTTCGATGCTGGTTAACTTCAATAACGGAATCCCAACCGAAGAAGACCAGACGCTAATCGAGCGCAGGATTGCAGACAAGTTTTCTGGTAGCTCGAATGCTGGTCGGTTTATTTTGGCGTTTAACGACAACAAGGAACTCGCAGCAACAATCGAACCCGTACAACTGTCTGACGCAAGCGACCAATACCAGTTCCTGTCTACGGAATGCACCCAAAAGATTATGGTAGGCCATAGGGTGACTTCTCCGATGCTTTTAGGTATCAAAGACCAGTCAGGGTTAGGCAACAACGCAGACGAGCTTAAAACCGCCTCTATTCTGTTTGATAACATCGTTATCCGTCCTTTGCAGGAAATTATCTTGGATGCTATCGAGCAGGTGCTTTCGTTTAACCAAGCGTCTCTAAATATCTATTTCAAGACCTTGCAGCCGTTGGAGTTTAAGGAGGAAATTGTTGCTCCGTCTGACGTGGTAGAGGAATCTACTGGAGTTGAGTTGTCCGCTGACGCTACCGATGCCCAACTGCAGGAGATATTCGACCGCCTTGCTGAATTTGGCGAGGACGAGGACTTGGAGAATTGGGATTTGGTGGACGAGCGTCCTGTTGACTATGAGCAAGAGGCGTATTTAGATTCACTTCTAAAACTTGCCAAAACAGGAGACGCATTCCCAAACGCTAAAAGCGAGCAAGATGGAGTAAGTAAAGACGGACGAAAGTATAAAATTCGTTACTCCTACGCCCCCGCAACAACCAAGACTAATAGCCGTGAGTTTTGTAAGCTAATGGTAAAGAAAAATAAGGTCTATCGCAAGGAGGACATTGAGCGGATGGGTAGACAAGTCGTAAACGACGTTTCCAAGAACGGAGTAGGATTCGGGCCAAATGGTTCACCGACCTATGACATCTGGTTATACAAAGGAGGCGCACGTTGCCACCACTTCTGGATGCGTAAGACCTACTTGGCAAAGGCCGAAGGCGTAACGCCAGACGCTAAAAACCCGAATGCTGACATTTCGGTTAACCAAGCCCGTAAAGCAGGAGTCGACCTACCAAAGAACGACAAGAAGGTTGCTACCCGCCCTGTCGATATGCCAAACGAAGGTTTCCTTCCAAAATCTAAAAAGTAATGCCAACTGCGCTTTTTATCAAACGAGAAGATATTGTACGAAATACGGCAATTTCGGGCAACGTAGATACGGACAAGTT